ATGAAAAGTCAACCCCTTCTTCTTTAAATCATTAGCAAAAACTGCTTCAAAATTAGAGCGATATCTTATTCGTTTATTCTTTTTTACCAAATCTACTCGTTTCTTTCTGTAAAACTTAATTTTTTATTCTTTGGTAGAAATCCAGTAATCAATGAAGTATACCTAAGTGAGAAATAAGTAAATATAGGTTTACTGATTTTTTCAAATAAAGCTTCATTGTAATGTTCAGAATGCATCATTTCTAGAGGGAGTATAACTATCATATTGTGGTACAATGCTTCTTCTATGTTAGAAAATTCTGTATTTAGTTGTTCATTTACCCAGAAGGAGTCGTCATAAGTCCAATATGCACTAGCTTGTTTTCCTCCTGACTTCTTGATAGTTATCGGGAGAGTATTATCTCTCTTGCGAAACATCTTTGTAATGTAGTCACCACCTGTATTTTTATAATTTTCTAAATAAATAAAATATACATTAGGATTTAATGTAGGGTCTTCTTCATCCAACTTCTTCAGTGTTATCAAAGGCATGAATACTCCTTATAATTTTCCCATAAATCTAGCAATATAATTTACCCACGGTAGTATACCTAATCCCATTAATAGATTAGCACCAGTATGTACTAAGGCTATTTGCAACGTAGTTCCTGTAGGAAATCCATTAGATACAAATAATCCTGCTAACCAGATAGTCCCTGTAGTCCCTATATTGGCTCCCAGAACAGCAGCAATAGCACTAGGTAATGGTAAGAATCCACTGGCTACCATAGCTATGATTGCAGTAGTACTCAAGGAACTAGATTGCCATAATAACGTACAGACTATTCCTCCTAAAAACATCCAGTACGGATTAGATACAAACCATTCCAGATGTTCTACATTACCTACAGCTTTCATACCTCCGGCAAACATCTTCAATCCAATGTAGAATATAACTAAACCTATTCCTACTTGTACTAGTGGTATATCGAATGTTTTTAGTATTAAGTTCATCTACAATTCATCTACATGTTCATTGTTTAATAAGGGTTGTTCGTGCATTCTTCCTGTATTAAGATCGTAACATAGTTTAGTACACAAGCCAGTTAATCCTGAAAATCTGTTCTTTATTATCCGTACTGATGTTGTATGTCTTTCTTTTATACAATCGGCTTGACCGTTACGTTCTAATCCTATAACAATATCACTCAGTTGTCCTATACTATGTGATCCCCTAAGATCTGTTAGACTCACATTAACAGAGCCAGTTTCGTGAGAACCATTTATTGGTCTACGTAAGTGGGATACCATAAACAATGTTATGCCAAGCTCTTGTACTAAGGTACGTAACTTGGTAACACAGGCATCTATAGTTTTACGTTCATCTAATGTATTCTCTTGAGCACTAACTAATATAGATATATGGTCTAGTACAATATACCTACAACTAAGAGCACGAACAAGATAACGAATACGCCTGATAATATTCTCAATAGTGTTCGATCCGAAATGGTCGAAGAAGTAGAACCTAGAAGTTCCCAAAGTCTGATCAAAAGCATCTTTATATTCCTCATCTGATTTTATTGTTGTGGGTAAATGTAATAATTTATTTGTGTGTAAACTCATAATACTTTCAGCAGTAGTACGTACACTTTCTTCCATAAACATCAAACCTATGTTCTCTTCTGTATTTTTAAAGATATGATATATAACTTCTCTGAGGAAACAACTCTTTCCAGTACCTGTTCCTGCACAGATCGTTACAAGCTCACCTCCACGTACACCGTAGGTCATTTTGTTTAAACCTTCAAATGGATAGTCTACAGTAGATTTAACAGGTCCACTTAGTAGAGTATCCCATAGAGAAGCACCTGCAACTATACCATCAGGTGAGTACATCTCTGCATTCCACCAATCTGCCTGAAATTCTGTAGACTTATCTGCCAATAGATATTCACAAGGATCTTTATAACGCATACGCACTATTTTAGCTTTCGGTGATAATAACTCAGCAACTTTCTTGGCGTTTATTTTACCTTTGTTTACTCTATCTTTTGTATCATTATCAAAACATATTATAATGTTCTCAAAACTTGTGAGGTATTCATAATTCTTTTCTACATCTTTACACGCACTAGAGACACCATTACTAATACTGACAACAGGCCACTTACAATCAAACATTTGATGTACTGCAAGTGCATCCAGTTCACCTTCAACTAGTGTGACATATTTACCACCACCTTTAAATTGTTGTTGTCCGAATAATGTTCCATCAGACCATTCCCCTTCAACTGTAAAAGTTTTAGGAAGAGTACGTATCTTATTTGCAATATGTTCTTTATCAATGTTAAAATAGGGATAGATATGACGATTTTTATTGTCTATTGTCACATCATAAACAGAACAAGTGAATTTGTTTATATTTCGCTCTATTATAGCTTTTGTATGCCCTGTTATTAAAGGGTATGTTGAGAGTGGTTTATTTTTTATTTCCATTGCATCTTCCTTAATAAGTTTACGTTTTCGTTCACAAGAAAAACAGTACGTACCGTCTTCATAGATAGACATGGCATCACTAGAGCCACAATCTGGACAAGCTACATGTGCTTTAATTAATTCACTCATAATATCTGACAACTTGTGTTGAGATTTTCATTTAATACATTGACTGTACTATGTGTTTCTATCCATACTTTTGCACCACATGATAGTGGTTTATTAGGATAGTACACTAGTTCACTAGGGCCGTCAATAGATACTTTATGTCCATAAGTATTAGACTTGTACGTTTTAACTGTAAGTACCGGATCATTCTTTTTATACTTAGAGTTAGCTCTTATTAAATGTTGATTTACGTGTATCTTTTTTTTCATCTAAAAACACCTCTTCTACGTCAGGTTTTACAACTACTTTAGTAAAAAATCTCAAATACTGTGCATACTTGAATGCTCTAAGTCCTTCACCATCATTAGCACCTTTCCAACATTCTTGTTTATAATCACAGAACACACAATTTTTATCCAGTATTCTATTTCCTTTTTTACCAAAAGGTAAAGAAGAATAACATCTTTCAGGCATCTTTTTAGATTTAATTATCTTTTTTAGATGTTGTATTCTTTCAGAAGCATTTATAGTGCGTAACTCGTCTATCTCAAACAATGTTAACTTGGCATTGTTTTTATTAAAAGCAAAGAAAGCACCTTCTTTTAGATTTAGAGCTTCCATATAAGCACTCATCTGTCCTATATACCCAAACGGATCATCATTTAACAGAGTACCCTCATTAAATTTTTTAAAACCATAATCAGATGCAGATTTAACATCTACCAGTACACCATCTATAATAGCATCTATATGTCCTGTAACTCCTTCAAGTTTAACTTCTTTTTGTCTGTCAATAACTTTATGTCCAGCTTCCTGTGCTAAAAATAAAAGTAAAGCTTCTATAATATGCCCATAAAAGAAGAGTAGTTTTAAACGTGGTTCTATCTCCTCTTTTTTAGGATCATTAACCTCAAACCATAATTTACGATATTGTTTACCTACAGCCGATAAACGTAAAGTTCTACGATCTCTGTCTACAGGGTCTAAAAAGCGTAAAACTTCCTCTTTAAGAACATTAAGGAAGTCTTCTACATTAGCCTTATCAGGTTTCTTTTTCCCTGCATCTATTAGAGCATAGATGTCGTGTATTAAAGTTCTGATATTTTTTTTATTTTTTTTATTTACCATATAGTTTTATACAACTATCCTTTACTATTGTACGAGTAGTATTGTAATGTTCTTTATAATCCCGTCCCTCATTATAAAGAATTTTGACTCTATTTGTCAAACCCCTACTATTAAATAGTTATGATTATTTAGAAGTCATCCTCATCATCGTCATCATCATCATAATCAAAAGGGATCTCTTCACTACTCAAAGAATAACCACCTTCTACTACTGGTAACTCATCACCTTTATTCTCACTACCATTAAACTCTATAAAGTCAGTAATCATAACTGCACTTAAACCAACACCTCTTTTAGGTTCACCTGTGGATGGATCAGTATAAGGATACGTATCAGAAGAAACAACAATTTTACTTCCATTACCAATTTTTTTATCAGAAGGCCAAGGTTTTTTTGTCGCGTCCATAACTGCTGGTTGATAGTATGATCTGGCAGTAACAAAATAGCCTTTGTCTGGCTGTGGGTTTTTCATATCTTTACCATGTCTTACTTCAACACCCTCATCTTTTAAGA